TGCAAGTTGATACTATTCCTATTAATACACCTTATGCTAATATTAAACTTATGAATATACAAGACACCTCGTCTGCTCCTGGATTTGCTGCATAAATTTAATATAATAATTTTAAAAATTTCTATTAGCTCCGCATCGATCGTCCGCCGGGGCCATGAACACCCCGATACGATTCTATATTGGCCCGCTGCAGGCGTAATGAGTACCCTAATGACCGCAGATGTAGTAGACAAGAACTTGTTCTTCTGTATTACCTACTACATCGCAATCTCATTCTCGGGATCTCATCCCTAAATTAAATCACATGGTTTCACAAAGCGTGGGTTACACGAACACAAAGCGTGGGTTACACAGCGCCACTTTGCTATATAAGAAGCGAGACTTCAGAGAATTACATCGCATTCTTAACCTGTAAAACACAGCAAATGACATGGCCGCCAGTCTTTCACAAGCGAGAGCACGACGACAGGGTGTATACTGGCTCTTCACGATACCACACTACGGGTTCGTCCCCTTCCTCCCCGACACCTGCAACTGGATCAAGGGCCAGCTTGAACGTGGAGAGGGTGGCTTCTTACACTGGCAATTCATCGTTCAATTCAAGTCCAAGAAGTCCCTTGCAGCAGTACGCGCAATCTTTGGAGACTGGCACGCAGAGCTTACACGGTCTGACGCAGCCTCTGAATACGTCTGGAAGGAAGACACTTGTGTCGACCCCTCCACCCGATTCGAACTCGGTAGACGACCATTCAAGCGAAATTCACCCGTTGATTGGGACTCCATTAAGCTTGCTGCTCAATCAGGCGACCTTAGCTCAATTCCCTCTGACATATACGTTCGGTGCCAGGTAAATTATTGTTCAACCTAACGTATAGCACCAATTGCAGACAATCAGCCGATCGCATGCTCGACCAATGGCGATGGTCCGTACTTGCTTCGTTTACTACGGTCCAACTGCTACCGGTAAATCAAGAAGAGCATGGCATGAAGCCGGGTTGGATGCTTACGGCAAGGATCCACGCTCCAAGTGGTGGGATGGCTACCAAGCTCAAACCTCTGTTGTCATCGATGAATTTAGAGGCTCCATCGATATCAGTCACCTTCTCCGGTGGCTCGATAGATATCCGTTGTGTGTGGAAGTCAAAGGTTCTTCAGTGCCGTTGTGTGCCACCTCTATATGGATCACCTCCAACTTGGCTCCCTCCATGTGGTACCCTGATTTGGACGCACAATCACTAGATGCATTTCTTCGCCGATTAAATGTAACTCAGTTTCATGAAGGTTACCCTTGGACTCCCCCAGTAGTTGAAGAATGATTAATAAACTTTTTTTAACTTACCCAAACTTTTACAATTACTCGATACAAAGGTCGATTAAGTGGAGCAGTTGTCGGATATACACTTAATAACATCCCAGGAGCAGTTGCTGGATACCAGTTTGGAAAAAAACTTGATACAGGAGAACTTGATTTTATGGCTGCCGCAAGAAGAAAGTATCGGAAGCTCGTCCGAAAGTACGGCAAGTGGCGAATCAAATCAGGATCTAGAGGCCCAGTCACAGGGTCCACCCCAGCCACACCTCCCTCTTCTGGACGTAAGCGGAAGGGCAATGGCCCCAACCCAAGGCCCAAGAAGCAGAAAACCGACACTGACCCAAGTAATGAAACTCATTCTGGGCTTGAGTCTTATAGCTCTACTTTGGTCTTACGTAGCAAACTTAATAAAGGTTTAAAAACTATTGGGAGATGGACCTATACTCAAAATTTGGAAAATATTTATACTGGTTCAACTCAAGGTACTGCTAGTTCGGATGGAGCTGGTTATCAACAGAATCATCCTATACTTGCTATTAATACAGCCCAGCAAATGTATACCTCATCTGGTGCAGGTTATACTTTTGATCAAAACCATGTTGCGTTTTCAGAAATGAATCCTTATAAAAACGTTACTGGAAGTACTCAATTTAGTCCCACCCTATCTCAAATCAAAAATGATAGATTTTGTATTCTTAGTAACCAAATTACTCTTGAAGTTGCTAACTTTGCTAATCACGGTACCAAAGTTGACATCTATTTTGTTACCCCCAAGAAACTTACAAATGTTTCTCCTATGTATCATTGGGAACAAGGTTATATTGATCAAGGGTTAGGAAATACCTTGATTTCTTTGCCTGTTACAAATGCTATAGAACCAGCTCCTGTAATTGGTACAGCAATTGTTAATTACCCTGGAGCCAAACCATCAGAGTCTAAACTATTTAAAGAATTTTGGACTACTCTTAAAGTACATCATTTAGATCTAGCTGCTGCTGCTCAAGCTACTCTACATATGCACGTTAAAACCAATAAACTTGTAAAACAAGACGTTATTGATGAATATTGGAATCCTGCTGGAAGTGGTGGTCAGCCTGCTAGATCTAACAACTTCATTCCTAATACTACTGTTTATGTATTTATGGTTAAACGTGGTGCCCTTGCCATAGATACTACACCAACACCTGGTCGCAAAATCGTTACTTATTCACCATCTCAAGTTGGTTGGATTTGTAAAACAGTGACCAAAATGTGTGCTGTTAAAGGTAATGCAGATAGGCTTAGTACCCAAGTGCAAGTTGATACTATTCCTATTAATACACCTTATGCTAATATTAAACTTATGAATATACAAGACACCTCGTCTGCTCCTGGATTTGCTGCATAAATTTAATATAATAATTTTAAAAATTT